TACTATTTAGTTAGCCGTTAGAACCGCCAGCCCCGTTAAATCTGTAAGATTGAACTTGGAAGTCAACAGTAAACTCTTCTATAGTATCGGTTGAATCGTAAGATAAGTCAATAGCCGCCACACTTGTGGGAAAAATATTAAAGAATTCGTACTCTTTAAGAACACTATTTGCAGTTCCAGAGTTGGATTTAGAGTTTGCTGTAGAACCTCTACCTAACTGATAAACTTTAGCATTTACCATGTAGGCCTCTGGATCTGTTGCTCCCATGTTTCTTTCCAAAGAAGCAATTAGATCTGTCCACTCTTCCATCGCATTCCTTAAGTCAAAGTTTTCATCATTAATAATGGTTACTGTCCAAGGATCAATTGTCCTATCTCCAGCAACTTTAAAAATACGACCTCTGAATGGGATATCGATGTTCGCTATGTTTGAAGCAGGTAATGTTGCTGCTTTACACATATATGAAAAATTGGATGAATTCCAAGCAATACCTGCAGGTAAAGTAGTTAACTCTACCTCAAACAGATTAGGTCTTGCACCGCCACCGATCAGTGCTCCTTTAAAATCAGAAATTGTTCTGTTTTGTTTGGTCGATGCCATAATTGTTTTCTCTCCTTGTTAGTTATTTAGATGAATTTTTTGATTAAACACGACCAGCAACTTCATCGAAACTTACGCCAGTTCTAGTAGCAACGAACGTAAGTGTTACGTAGTTGATAGACTTGGCAGGTTTCAAGTAAATGTCTGCTCTAAATTCATTGTTATCAATGATATCAGGAGTGTTATTTGTTGTATCGCAAATAACTAGGAATCCGTAGAGTCCACGTTTTGCTTCAACATCTCTCAAATAAGGTTCAACAATGTTTCTAAAGTTTGCTCTCGTTAACTCATCATTTAACTCGAAGAGTTGTGCCTCTGCAGCTTTCTGCAGTGCTTGCTCAATTGTAAGGAATAAACGGCGAACGTTAATTCTGTCAAACGCTGATGCATATGCGAGTGCTGTTTTATCACCAAAGAGAAGTGTACCTGTACCAGGTTTTGTAACGATAGCGTTAATTCTGTTAGGATACAGTTGATCTCTTTGATCTTGTGTTGGGTTATATGCAAGTTTAATTGCATTGTTTATGATTCCTCTTTGCTGACCAGCAGGAGAGAACCAAGGATATGCAACGACATTTGTGCGACACATTAGTCCAGCAACGTCTCCGTTGGTTGGAATGTATCTAAACTCGTTGTTAAATCTGTCATAAGTGTACTTGTAACCACTATCGAAGATTCCGTAAGAGGAAGATGATAGAGGAGCGAAGTATGTAATTAGATTAGTAGTCTGTGTAGTTGTATTTGTTACATTAACAAGATCTTGCCTATGAGGCCCGATACATGCAACACAGTCTTTTCTGTCTCCAACAATGGATAACAGACTATTTGCCTTTGCTTGTGAAAGATCTCTGGCACCTAAACCAGGCCCCATGATTAGGTAATCTACCTGAATCTCATCTTTATTAGCAAACTTATTATATGAAGTCTTAAGATCACCAAGGGTAGCAGTCATACCACCATTCTGTCCAACTTCAGGAATTCCAGCACCGTAGTCAACACCACCACCGAAACTATAGGTTTTATTTCCTATGAGTGAGAATGTTGTGTCTTGTGCCTTCTGACTCCATAAACCTTGAGCAGTTGTTAAAGGTACGCAAGCAGTTCCGAAACCAGATGCAATTGGTTCTGTACCCCAATAAGTATCTTTAGCAGCAGATACGTTATATCCAGCGTAGATATTGTCTGAAAAATCTGCAAGATACTGTTTGTAGTATATCTTTTGTGGAGAATTTACTGCAGAGATAGCATCTTCTGCTTTAGAAAGACTAATATGTTTCTCAAGGATAGCACCTTGAACTCCACTAATAGTACCAAAGTCATCAACAACGGCAATGTGCAGTCCGTCGTTTTTACCCTTTCTCTTGGTTACATAATTGTTAGATTGTGGTCTTGGAGCAAGAGACTTCCAGTAAACTACTGAATTCTCTAGTCCTAGAACCTGATTATCATACCAATCTTCTGCAGCCGTTGGTGAGAAGGTTATTGCAGTATTCACTGCGTTTGGAGCACCAGTATTAATACCAGAGTTGTTTACAAACCAGATATTATCGGAAGTATCGAATGAAGCGTATTGAGTATACTGCTTGTAATCGATTTTAGTTTCAGTACCTGCACTAGAAACTCTAGATACAATTTTTACATCAACTGTAGAAAGACTGTTCGTAGCATCTGTTGATACACCAGTAATAATTCCTTTCAGATATCCACTAAATCCAGCAGTACTACCAGCACCAGGTATGACCACATCCGATAGTGCAGCAGTTACAGCATATCCAACGATAGCACCGTAATCTCCAGGACTTGTAGTTGTGATACCTAAAGTCTGGTCTGCCAAGTCGTCAATGAAGCAGACTTTTAAACCGTTTGCCCAAGAACCAGGGTTCTTTGCACCGTAGGTAAATTCTGTTGATGTTTTCCAGTTGTTCTGGTAATCATCGTAATTCTTAATTTTTAAGTTACCAGCAGACGTAGATGCTATTCCAACACCTGCGTTTGCGTTATTTAAGTTCGTTCCGTCAGTACGGCAAACTTTTAGGACTCCCCCGTAAGTAAGGTAAGATGCTGCTGTCATCCAATATTCGTATTGGGCATCCGTTCCTAACGGTTTACCATATACGTTGATTAAATCCTCTTCTGTAGCAATATCAATTGGTTCATCGACGGGGCCGATCCTAAATGGGCCAGCTATCGCACCGATGTTATCCAGTACATTCTCTGCTCTTCCTACGGTAAGGTCAACCTCTCTCGTTAATACACCAGGAGATAATTGAGGTGTCGCCATGCTTTAGACTCCGATACTCAGTATTTCTGAAAATATTTATTGTTTTCGATGTTTACATATAGTCCCACATATAGTTCATACCACCACCTTTGTCTCCATACTCATCTGTGTGCCATCTATCACCCTCTGCATCAACAAAACTATTATCATCCATTCCATCTGAAATAAAACCAAAAGGAGACATATCTTGTTCTATTTGATTCTTCTGTTCTTCATACAATCTCTTTCTTACATCTTGATCAGTAAGTTCTTTAAAATAGTCTTGTGCAACTAACCATGCATATATTACAAGACACATTGCAAGGTCGTCATTACATCCATCTTCCGCTTCAAATGAATTATTTTTTTGAATAAATGTTGTTAACTCGCTTAATATTTCATAATCTTTGAATAATAATTTATCAGATTCAATAACAGTCTTTAAGTTAAGAGAACCAACCTTCTTAACAGTCTTGGACATTTTAACACCAAGTTGTGTTTTTTTACCAGAAAATCCTTGACCTACAACTTGACCTGCTCTACCCCTCATAGAACACATTAAAAGATTTTCATATTCTAAATCGTAATTTATAATTGCTGCTACCTGATCTCCAACATCATTTACTTCACAAAGAATAAATGCTTGATTATATTTCGTTGCTATTTCATATATGATACTTGGAAATAGCATAGGTTTAATATCATTATTCCTATACTTTGCTACTACCTTATGTGGAAATGAAGTAATATCTATAATAACAAAAGCAGAATAATCTTTTTCTACACCTCTTGCAACGTCTACTGTACAAACATAATCATGACCTTTTTCTGGTTCTTCATATACATCAAGTCCTGCACTTGATGTCATTGGGTTTTCATATACAAAGGTTCTTAATTTACTAGGTGCGATAAGAGTATCAACAGATCCTAGGAACTCACATTCAAACTCAACTTTAAACTGTTGCTCTGAAGTGTTAGCAATAGTTTGTTGTCTCCACTTATCATCTCTACCTGGAACTTCAGACCAGTGAACATCAGTTGGTGTATATTCATTCTTTCCTCTTTCTGCGTCGTGCCAATACCTATAAAAATGATTCATCCCGTGAGGGGTAGAAACCATTATGACTTTCGTTGATTTACCAGAAGTGATAGTAGGATATACTGAGGCAAAGAATGAGTCAGCAATATGGTTAGGAACAAAGGCAAACTCGTCCAGAAAAAGAATGTTGAAAGACATACCTCTAACTGCAGATGCAGAGGTAGATGCTGCCAGTATTTTAGATCCATTTTCTAACTCCAATGATCCACGGTTCCATGACAAGACACCTTGTTGCATCCATTTAGGAACATTCTCATATGCCGTTTGTAAACGACCTAATAGTTCCCGTGCAGTTGCTGCCTTGTTAGCAAGAATACCAATATTTACACTATCATTAAAAAGTAGATAATGCAATAGATATGAAATACATGTTGTAGACTTACCCGTCTGACGAGGCATCTTACATATATTAAATCTTTTTTCATGAAAGTTTTTGATTAACTTCTCTTGGAAATCATAAGGTTTAAATGGTGTTAAACCTTCATCCAAAGAAACAATTTTAACATGCTGTCTTGAAAAATAAACTGGGTCTTCCCTACATGCCACATACTCCAACAATTGTTCCTGCGTAAAATCTATAGGAACGTTCGCTTTTTTTAAATTAGGATTACCTAGATAAATGTCATCAACTTTCATAATTAAATCATTTCATAAATTTGTCCAAAATGTTTTCTATCGTGTTCTATTGTTCTTCTTTGTAAGTCTAGTGCTTTTTTTAATTGTTCTACTTTCTTTTCTAAATCTTTAGTTTTATCTTCCCCCTGTTGTTTGGAGGATTGGTGCTCCAGGTTCATGTTCCGATACTTGGTAATTCCAGAGTTTAGCACCAGGATACACTTTTCTCACTTGATCCTGAACTTCTCTGCGTGAAGGTTTTTTGACTGAAGGGAAAAACATTTTTATCATGTAGTTGCTTCCTCTCCATGCCAGATATACATCTATTATATTTCCTACTTTATTATAATCTGGTAATTTAGTTGCTTCTTTTAAAGGGTCTTCGTATTGTATGTTCGATTGTGGAACCCTTATAGGGTCTGGTTTAATGACATCAAACGTTTCAAATTCACGGAACTTTATATCTCCTGTAGCATCTTCGACCTGAATACCACAGTTTTCTAAAGCAGCAATTTGTGCTGGGCCCATGTTAAAATAATGTAAATACGTTAATTATTTAGTTTTTCTATATTCTTTAGCAATTTTTATTGAGATCTTCTGCCATGTTACCACCTATATCTGCTCCTTGATTGCCACCAAACATCGCAACCCAACCAGCAGCAACCCAACCAATGTAAGGGATAGAAGAAAGAGAAGGAGCAGCACTAGCACCAATAGAAGTGCCGACCAATCTGCCTGTACCTTCTGCAGATCCGATTGCTTTAATACAGGCTTCGTTTTTTCGTGCAGCAGTTATCTCATCTGCTTGTGCATTTGTCAAACCAGGTTTTTGATCTATCCAAGATCTTTGATTAGATACTGCACCACCTTGATTAGTCTTACCATCCATGAAGTATTCTTCTGTAATCTGGGTTGTCTCGTTTGCTAGACCTAGGAAACCACCCTTCTCTTTAATATCTTTAGTTATAAACGCTGTCTTTGGATCGTTTGCTGAATAACTTATTTTATATCCATCCTTATCTGCAGAGACAACATAAGATGTATAGTCTCCCACAGGAATATCTAATGATGGTAATTTAGTATTTTTATTAGTAGCAATCAAACCTATCATACCTATATGAGTTATGCCTAAGATTGATCCTAAACTAATACCTATCCACTTATTCATAATTTTTACCAAAATTACTTTATATAACTTTATATAGTAATTTCTATTGTCTCATCATCCATTTCCCACTCTTCTTCTATTTTGACACCCAACTCTTCCAATACAGAATGTACAGAAGTTCGAACGCATTGTTGGGTGGATAAATCATCTGTCCAATTCTCTTTGTTGTTTACTAGACCGTCTTTACTGATGGATAGTTTCATTATACTGTAATAGTGTTAACTTTAACAGTGACTGTTGCGGAAGATGAACTTCCCATATTCACTTGCATTAGCATATTACCACCACTGATAGTTGCTGTAAAGGTTCCTAGCATCGAACCTGTTGCCATAGCAAATTTCTCAACTATTGTTGCTGTTGTGCCATCATGTATTAATCCATATTGACCTGCTTGATATGCAGAACCTTGCGTAATTACTACATCAACCATTGCAGCACGATATGTAGATGCAGAAATTGTTGCAACTGTTGTAGCACTTGTAGATGAAACAGCAGTATCTGATTCCGATGCAATACCAGGAATATTAGTTAATGATGCACCAGAACCAGAAAATACTGTTGCAGTTAATGTTCCTGAATTTGGATTATATGTTAGTCCTGTATCAGTTTCAGCACCTTGACCACCTGTAGCACCATCTACAAATACTGGATATACAGTTTCATCTGTTGAGTTATTTGCAGAAACCGTGATGTTAGTTGCAGTTGTTGCTGTAGTAGCAGTAGTAGCATTACCACTTGTATCTTGATCACCAGCAGTGTTAACACCTGGAAGATTAATTGAAGCACTACCATCAAAGGATACTCCACCAATGTTTCTAGCAGTTTCTAGTGCAGTAGCCGTAGCAGCATTACCTGTACATGATCCAGATGAACCAGATGCATTACCAGTAACATTACCCGTTAATGGGCCAACAAAACTTGTAGCAGTAACAATTCCAGCAGTTATACCACCTGTAGGATGAATCGTTGCAGCAGTTCCAACATTTACTTTAGCAACTGTTATTGTTGGACTTCCACTTAATCCAGCAGCAGTACCTGATGTATTCTGATTACCTGATTCATTTACACCTGGTAGATTAATAGCAGCAGTACCATCGAATGATACTCCACCAATAGCTCTTGCTGTTTCTAATGCAGTAGCAGTAGCAGCATTACCTGTTGTATCTTGGTTTAAGGTTCCTACAGTAAAATCTAAAGTATTATCAGCATCTTGATATGCAACGGTAATACCAGATTCAGTATTACTACTGACCATGCCACCAACAGTATCTGCAATAGTTTCAGCAAGAGAAGTTCCTGCAACTGTAAAACTTGTTGCTGTTATAATACCGCAAGTAATATTACCATTAGAGTATATGGTAGCAGCTGTTCCAACATGCACACCACCTGTTGCAGTTGTTACTCCAGTTATATTGACATTACTTAAGAATGTTGCTGGAGTTCCCGTTTGAATATTATCTGTAGATGCAACACCAGTTAAACCAGTTCCATCTCCAACAAAACTTGATGCAGTTACTATACCAGAGAAG